GCCAGTTACGACGGAAGGTATCGTTCTCCGCCATCTGGTTACGGAACTGGAAGTCTACCTGAGTCAGGATAGCCTGCCGCATAGTATCAGCGTTGGCCATTGCATTAGAGCGCTGGAGCTGGGCGTTAGCTCGCTGCTCTTCGATAGCGCCCTGTGCGTTAGCCATAGCGATGTTACGCATCAGCTCGTTCTGGGCTAGGGCGTTAGAAGCTCTGGTCTGGAATAGCCCGCGATCTAGATCGCGGATCAGGGCGTTACCGGCTAGGTCATCCTGATACTGAGCAGCCATGCCACGACCATACTCTGTCTGGGTAAAGCCGGCGTCCTGTTGAGCAATAGGGGCAGCAGCTCGTAGAGCTTCTCGCATAGCAGCTCCAGCCGCAATCGAGCTGTTGCCAGCACCACGAGTAGCCGCCTGCTCTAGGCCAGTCCTCTTAGCTTCCTGCATAAAGCGGCTACCAGAATTAACCATGTTAGTCAGTCTGTCTTCCGCAAACTGGTACTGCATGGGCTTGGTCAGCGCTCTAGTTGCTGAGATATCTCGGGCTACGTTAACGTCTCCCGCCTGACTTGGAGCGGAGACGCTTGCGCCCTGAAACGACGGCACTGCCGCAGTGGAGACTGCCGGAAGGTCGTTAGCTAGTCTTTGGCCTAGCTGCTGAGTAGTCGGTACTGTACTGGTCATTGTTACTCCTTAAGCGTCTACCTTCGTCGGAATGAACTGGATGAATAGAGTCTGAAGTGTGTGCGAAGGTTCCGGCGTATTGATGTTAGGCTCGTGTAGCACCTTGATAGATACGTTAAGTCCGCGTTCAGCGACATTAGCCATGTTGCTGTACGGGGTATCTCCGATCTTGATGTATTCCGGACGGTCCGGGATGGAGGCGTTAATCAGGGTTTGCTGGTACTCGTTCTCGTAGTCCTTAGCCGTGGTTACTTTTAGCGAAGCTAGTCCTCGGCTGACGCCATCTACTCTGACTTTGCGGATTACCTTGTTGCCGAATGGATTGCCAGCGAAATACCAGTTAACGTCGAACTCGGCTTTAATGGCCCTGCCGTCAAATCCCCATCCTGCTTCTAGTTTATAGACGTAGTTAGATGCTGCTCTGCTGGTAGGTGAGTAGTGGGAAGCTAGTACTACCTCGATACCATCGTGGTCTAGTACTGACGATAAGGCTAGTGGAACGAACTCCTTACCGTTTACGTCGTTGAAGTTAGTTAGGTCTAGATACAGGGATTGTGTAGTACTCTGTACGGGCTTCTGTTCATTGAACGTAAAGGTAAACACATCGCCGTCCGCTGAGAATACCTTGTACTGATTCTTAGTACGGATCGGAATAGCACACACGATAGCCCCGGTCTTAGTAGTCTTAGGCCGAATGATCGGAGACACTCTGTAGGAGATCGGCATACCTACGAAGTCTCCGTACCTATCTGACTGACTAAGAGCTACTACACCAGCATGAGAGCAGAACACCACATCTCCGAGAGACACAGCCGTGTATTCAATTGCTCCAGTCTTGGGCAGGATAGTACGTCTCTGGAAGTTATCAGGAACGCTTCCTTGGATAGCAAACACTCCGTTAGCGCAGAACACGCCGAGCGTGTCTCCCGGCATGGAGAGTAGTCCTCTTACAGGATATCCCATAGCGAACTCGCTAGCGCCGTCTAGGCCCGAGAAGTTCCAAGGCTCTCCTGTTACTGAGATACGTACCATACCATCGGCGTAGCCGAGTGCTAGTGAGTTAGCAACACGGTCTACGTGGCGAGGATACTCAGTTGCATCCGGAACATCGTTAAGGAACACTAGTCGTTCCCGATTAAAGTAGAATGCCTTAGAAGCCCCTGTAGCGACGTACACGGCGTCTAGGTCTTCTAGCCCGTAGTAGTTATAGTCTACTGCTACGTACCTGCTAGACTCTCTCTGGATAGCCGAGATACCTGGCAAGAAGTTATATCTTGGTACTGAGGTAATATCCGCAATCTTGTTGGTCGGGGAGATGACAGCCGAACGGTACACGCTAAACCCAGTAGTGAACATATCCCCCGTACCAGCGATACGAACGATCTTAGTCACCTGCATCGACCCTACGGCGTTCCCAGTGGAGAACGTACCGGCAGTCACTGCATAAGAGTTTAGCTCTACCGTAAAGGTAGTAGTGCCGTTAGAAACCCAGTACGTGAACATACCCGGAGTAGGAATAGCTAGTCCGCGCTCGTACTTAGCAATCCCATTGGCGGTCGTGTGACTGTTACCGTTGTTAAAGTCGAACGTCCATCCACTATTAAAGAATCTCCATCCGCCATGAATGGATGAGAAGTAGCTACTGGTAGACTCTTCTTGCTCTTCGGCACAGACGTACACTACCGCCCTGTCAGGGTTGTAGCCCTTGCTAAAGATGCGTAGCTGAGTAGCGCCACCAATAGGAGTACCGTTAATCGTTCCAGCTAGACCGGTAATGGTCACGTTGGTGCCCGCTGCTGCGGCGTCCCACGATCCAGTGTTAAGGTCTTCGTACGAAATTACGACGCGGTCTTCCCCGCTGATCGGAATAACTTCCACGCCTAGCACGCGAGCAGTAGCCCCGTTAAACGAGTTGCCGATTACGGAGTTAGGTAGCGAAGTGATTACAATCGATCCTGATACCGTGCCTCTTACCTCAAGCGTAGCCGCGCCTACGGCAGCGTAATTGATGCGCTTGTGTCGGTAGGTCATTACTGCTGGTCCCGGTAGAGCGCTTACCGAGGAGCGTAGGTACTGCATGTAACCTAAGATACGTAGATACTGGTTACTCTCTGACGTAGCTAGGTAGCGTAGATCTCGTACTAGCGATAGCTGTCCTAACTCTACTAGAGTCTTGCTAGCCTTGTTCAGGCGAAACAGACGGCGGTTTACGCCGGAAGCTAGGGCAGTAACGTAGTCGTCATTGTCCTTTACTACCGGAAATAGATCTTCGTTGATGATGCCTACTACGTAGCTAGTAGCGCTCAGTACTTCTACTACTACGCCTAGCACGAACACTCCGAGCTGGCTGGACGGAATGCCAGTAGTAGTGCCGATAGCTCCGAACGTATCTACAGCCAGTACATCTCCCAAGCTAGCCGTGCCTACCTGAGAGCTGACAGATACTTGCCAATACTTATCACACTCTCCGGCTACCCGTCCGTCGAATCTCTCGAAGCCGTCGATTCTGCGTAGGCCCGCCTTATCAGTAATCTCGTAGTTGGCACAAGAAGCCAAAGAGCCGCTTTGTGCTAGCGGCTTTGGTTCTACTAGATCTAGTCCGAATGCAAGAGGAATCACATCGCTTGTGTAGCTCATTCAGTTATCCTCTGTTAAATGGATTAGGTGCCCACCCTAGCTGGGGCAAGCACTTATTCTCTAGTCTGGTCTTATAGCGTCTGTACTCGCGTAGTGCTCTAGCGGCTAGGGCGCCGTTCTGATCCCATTCAGCGTAGTGCTTGACGGCTCCCCACATGATAATCTCGTGGAACTCCTCTGGCATATCAGGGACGTCAGTAGCCGAGATTAGTATCTGAGGACCGCGCTCGTAGTTAAAGTAGATACGGTACTGCTTCTCTGGACTGGGATACAGATCCGTTAGCCGGTCTGGAGTCTCCGTAATCTGGGCTGGCTTAGATAGATTACCTACGTCAGCTTCGTAGTAGTTGTTCCACAGATTCCACTCGACAAAGTCGAGCGAGTCCATATACTCCGCTGGAGTAGAATCGACGTAGCCTAGATATACTGACTGGTAATCTAGATCGTCTAGATCAGGAGCAAACTCCTTGAAGTCCCATCTAGCTCTGCCTGCAATCTGGAATGCGGCGTTGTTAGCGGGACTGATGCGATTGAATACCTCACCTAGTCCGTACTCTCCGACAATGTTGTCGATATCGATAAAGGCTTCGGCAGTACCAAGCGACCAGCTACCACTTAACGTCTGGACCTTTACAACCGTAAAGCTGCACCCGTTAATGGTACCCTCAAACAAATCTCCCGGTAGGGGTTCTGCCGGGAGGTTTCCATTGCGTACGTAGATTCTAGGACCGATGTGACCGAAGCCTCGCTTAGACATGAACGTCCAGCGCTCTCGGCTTAGCTGTAGTTCTTTCCAAGAGCGCGCAGTCCAGCCCTTGAATCGGCGGTGCATAGGATCGGAGGGATTAGCAAAGTCCACAGAATCTAGCTCCGTTAAGGTAGCCCCTGATTCTGAGATAGCCTCGTTTACTAGTTCGATGAAGTTCAATCTAATCCCTCCTACCTACGATTACTTAACGTGCTCGATTACTAGGCGACCATCACGAAGTGCTTCTTTGAGTTCCTCTTCTCGCGGCCAGTAACCGAACTTCTCGTGAAACTTCTTACGCGGTAGATGTACTGCCGCCTTGGTTCTTTCGATCTCTCCGCGCGGATCCGGGCCGGGAGTCATGCCGTGGATACTGAACGGATAGTTGGCCACTTCCTCGAAGAAGAAGCGCGCCGGGTTGTTGGGCGGTACGCTGGGGTTTTCGCGTAGACGCTTGGAGCGGGCGTTGTTGAGCGCCTCTACAATCTTGATAGGAACGTCTACCTTGATGCCTCGCGGGATCAGGACGGCGTATCCGTTAACGCAAACGTAGACCGGGCGGTTTGATGCCGTCGGGCTTGGATCGAGGTGTACTTCGATGCGAGCAAACCCCGGCTTAGGAGCGTCACCGACAGCTTCTACGGCGTACTTACCTTCTGCCATCCGGGCTTTGATAGCGTTGATGATATCTTCCTTAGTCATATCGCGCGCTAGAGGGATTCGGTAAACACCGGCCTTCTTTCGCAGCTCGCCAATAGGAAGATTATCTAGATCGGCGGTATGCTCAGTTTGGTCATTGGTACTCATGACGGTAGATCTCCTCTACATAACAAATAGTTGGCTAGCTAGCTAGGACTCGAACCCAGATCGCACGGTTTTGGAGACCGGCATGTTGCCATTACACCACTAACTAGAAGAAACCCGAAGGGGCCGAAGCCCCTCCGGGGTGTAGCTTACCCTAGATTAGACAGCCGGGTTAGGACGGCCATGATCGTAGGCAGCACCAAGGCCAGCACCGAGTAGCGGTACGGCGTTAGCGCGGACAGGAACAACTACCGCCGTTACCGTGACACGGGTAGCACCAGCAGGAGCCGTAGCGGCACCAGCCTGCGGCGATAGCGTGACGGTGTAGTTAGCAGCAGGAGCCGC